GCCAAGCTTTCAAAGAACGAGTTCGTCGTCCCTGCTGATGTCGTTCGTTACTTTGGAGTAGCCCACTTCGAGAACCTGATTAAGAGGGCGAAGAAGGGCTGGGCAGAGATGGAAGAGAATGGCCGTATAGGCGGAGAAGAGGCTCCTCCAGAGGAGGAAATGGCTGAAGATGACCTCCCCTTCTCTGACGAAGAACTGGCCGTTGTAGACGTTCCTGATGAGCCTGAGGGCGAACCTGTAGAGATGGCAGAGGGTGGCGTAGTTCAGCCAACCTTCGATGCCTCTGCATTCACCACAGGTTTCTCCACTCTTGGTGGGGGTGTTGAGAACCGAGTGTACATTAACGCACAAGGCCAACGCCGCACCGTGTTGTTCATCGGCGGTGTTCCCATCCAACAGATCCCTCAGGGCTACCTGCCCGACACTCCTCAGAATCGCCACTCGTTTGAACAACAGGTTGAGGAAGAGGTTGAGAAGGAACTGGAACAGGTTGAAGAGCCACGCACTGGCGAGGACAGAGACTACGATCCAGAGCTGGCAGAAGCTGCCGACTACACCTCTATGACTGATGATCAGATCAACGCTGAGACCAAGGCAGGGCAAGCTCTTGCAGGTCTCGTGGGTGGTGCCTTCGCTGGACCTCTTGGTGCTCGTGCCCTTAAAGGGTTGGCACAACGAGAGCAACGTAAGGAGCTTGAGGAACAAGGTATTCCCACCGACAGGATTGATGACATCCTCGGTAAGGAACGTAAGCCTAAGGGCTTGCTTGGCAAGATTGCCGATAGGACTAGACGTGGCAGAGTAGGAGATCCGCTGAGTGCAATTAGTGGGTTGTCTGAAACGCCGGGTGCTAGGGCTGGTGATACATTCGAGGGTTCCGGGGACGACTTCGTTGACCTTGGGTCCACCGAACCTAGACGAGGGGATGACCGAGATGACGAAGATTCATTCGGTGCCACTCGATCAGAGACAGCTGCCGTTGGCGGTTTGTATAACAAAGGCGGTCTGGTTGGTAAGAAACCAAAGCGCCCAAAAAAGAAAACCCGTGGTAAACGGGGATTGGCTACCCGCAAGTAAGCGGCCCCAAGGAGATTTATAAATGCCTGAACTAACTGCTGTAGAACCCGCAAAGGTTGCTGGTTTCGTTAACCCTTCCTCCGCACGTGCAAAGCGAAAGAAAAAGATTGAGGCTGAAGAAGCCGCTCTCGCTGCACTCATGAAAGGAGAGGAGCCCGAGGCCAATGAAGAAGAAGAGACTCCCGCTGAAGAGCAAGTCGTCCCCGAGCCGGAGAAGGAAGAAGCAGGAACGCCTGAACCACAGGAACCTGAGCCGACTTCTGCTGAAGAACGAACTTTCAAGAAGCGATACGGAGATCTACGAAAGCACACCGATGACCTCAAGAAACGGATCAAAGAGCTAGAGGACACTAAGCCCTCCATCGTTGCTCCTAAGTCTGACGAGGACATTGATGAATGGCTGAAGCAATACCCCGAAGTGGGTTCCATTGTTACTTCCATCGCTAAACGAGAGGCACAGTCTCTCAACTCTCGCTTTGATAAGCTTGAGGAAGAGCGAGCAGAGTTCAGTCGCAAGAAAGCGGAGAACAAAATCCGCGAAGCACACCCAGATTTTGACAAGCTGCGTGATGCTGATGACTTCCATGACTGGGTAGAGAAGCAGTCTCGTTGGGTACAAGATGCCCTGTATGAGAATGCAGACGACCCCAAGGCAGTGATTAGTGTCATTGACTTGTACAAGATGGCAAATGGTCTTACTGTCGATGCCAAGAAGGCTAAGCAGAAAGAAGCAGCCAAGGCTGTTGAGAGTAAGGCCCCCGCAAAAGTCGAGACAGATGAGAAGCCTCGCTACTCTGAGTCTCAGATCAAACGTAATTCAGATAGTTGGTTTGAACGCAATGCGCAAGCGATTGACGAAGCTATCCGTGAAGGACGATTTGATTATGACCTGTCCGGTGGCGCACGCTAACTGGACGTATTAAGAACGCAAAAAGGAGGAGGGCCCCTACATGGACCACCCCTCCTCTCTTCCTTGCCTTCTATACATACACAAGAACATGACTGATAACCACCTGAACGTAGCGGCCCCTTTATGGACTACCCGCAGCAGACAGCCTTATCGTGACGTGGACTTTGTGTAACAAACAAATGCTAATATAAAGGATTAAACACATGGCATTTCAAGCTGCACCGGGCCACGGCAACCTTCCTCAGGGTAATTTCAGCTCTGTAATCTATTCCAAGAAGGTTCAACTGGCTTTCCGCAAAACAACAGTTGTTGGTGACATTACCAACTCTGACTAAACATAAATGGTCCTTCACGTAGTAATGCGTGTCGAAAACTTCGTGAATTGCTGGAAGGCTACGTCTTGATGAGGATAGGCTAATCAGCAGCCAAGCCCCGAGAGGGGAAGGTTCAGAGACTACGAAGTACAAACACAGATCCCAGCTTTAGCAAAGGGTGAATAGATGAACAATAAGAATAGAGCTATCCTATACGGCCTCGTTATCGGAGATGGTCACATCTCCTGTAGGCAAAGACTTAAGGATGGCAAGTACCCATACACATCTTCTGAGATTATCATAGGGCATGGCCTAAAGCAGTACGACTACATTAAGCATAAAGCAGCATTGCTTAAAAGTGTACTGGGGGGCAAAGAGCCTAAGGTGTCTAACACAAAGCACACACTCAAGGCCACTGGCAAGACCTACAACGGTTATAGGATTTGCAAGTCCGGGAAGTACTTCCGGCAGATGCATAAGGTTCTGTACCCAGTGGACAAGAAGAAAGTGATTTCTCGGAAGGCTTTGTCTTTCATGGATGCACACAGCTTAGCGTTGTGGTACATGGACGACGGAAGTATTATGGCCAACAAGAATAAGCAAGGAGAGGTTACATCCCTCAGCTTCCGTATCTGCACCCAGTGTAGCGAGGAAGAAGCTAATATTCTTGTGGAGTGGCTTAAAGGTTCTTTTGGTATTGATGCCAAGAGTTTTAAGTCTAAGGGTAAGTATGACGTGGGGGGTGCTACACAAGCCACCCTCTCCCTCGTTAACACTGTTCAAGAGTACATTATACCAAGCATGTCGTATAAGATACTCCCTGCTATGAAGTTTGTATTTCGCAAGAGTGCGAAGCATCCTAACTTTCGAGTGGATGATGATATAGTCCGAGCTTTAGGGAAACCTAAAGAAGTAGAAGAATAAACATCTCTACGATAACATTACTGATTTCGGTGAGATCTCTGCACAGGGTGACACCGTACGAATCATCAAAGAACCGGAAATCTCCGTACGTCCGTACGAGCGTGGTACTCAAATCACTGCTCAAGATCTGGACGACGAGGACTTCTCTCTGGTCGTTGATAAGTCGAACTACTTCGCCTTCAAGATCGACGACATTGAAGAGGCGCACTCGCACGTCAACTTCATGGACCTCGCAACCAACCGTGCTGCCTACCGACTGGCTGACCAGCACGACCAAGAGGTTCTGGGCTACCTGTCCGGTTATGCACAGTCTCGCCTGCACGTGAACGCAGATGAGGTTAACACCACCGTCAATGGTACACGGGCCATCCCGACCGCAGACAGCGACGAACTGCTTCCCACCATGAAGCTGCGTAAGGACTCCTTCGGTTCGATCACCACTGCATCTGCTGGCGATCACTCCATTCCGATTGGTCCTCGTCTGCCGGGTGCTACCTCCCTGCCGACTGCATACGTCTCCCCGCACCAAGTGATTACCCGTATGGGTCGTCTGCTTGACCAACAGTTCGTGGACAAGATGGGCCGCTGGCTCGTTGTTGATCCGGTTCTGTGGGAAGTCCTGTGCGATGAAGACTCTCGCTTCCTCGATGCAGATTACGGTGAGGCTGGCGCACTGCGCAACGGTCTGATGCTGAACAACTGGAACGGTTTCCGGGTCTACGTATCCAACAACCTTCCTGTCGTAGGTACTGGTCCGGGCACCACTGGCACTGCCAACCAGAACGAGAACTTCGGTGTACTGGTAGCTGGCCATGACTCTGCTGTTGCAACTGCTGAGCAGATCAACCAGACTGAGACTTACCGTGACCCTGAATCCTTCGCAGACATCGTACGTGGTATGCACCTGTACGGTCGTAAGATCCTGCGTCCGGAAGCCATCGTCACCGCTAAGTACAACCTTGCGTAGTAACTAATGACGGGGGCTACGGCCCCCTCATACCACTAATTCCTATAGGAGAATAATTGAATGGCTACTATTAGCTCCCTCGTTGTATCCGGCGGTCAGGGTAATCCCCAGCGTCGTGAATACTTTCTGGAAACCGTCATTGATCTGGCAGATGCAGCAACCGCTAAGGGTTCTGCTCTGGTAGCCACTGACTCCATCCATGCACTGACCATCCCTGCGGGTGTCGTGGTTATGTTTGCTGGTATGCAACTGGAAGGCTCTGCCTCCGGCGGTACTGGCACTGTCCTCGACCTTGGTGTAGACGGTGGTGACACCGATGCCTTCGTTGACGGCTTCAACATTGACACCGCCTCTGCGGACGCATACGCCACTCTGGCTAACACTGGCACACCCACCCTGTTCGCATCTGAGGGCACCATCAGTGTCCGCGTACAGGCTGCCACCACCGTTGCCACTGCTGGCCGTGTACGGGTCTTTGCTCGTCTGCTGGACGCCACTGAGATTGGTGGTCCGATTCAAGCAGATGCCGCTGACCGCGACCAACTGGCATAAAAAAGAGGGGGCCGCAAGCGCGGCCCCCTTTCTACCAAGGGATCATTGACATGGCAACACAAAGAATTTCGCTTGTAGGCGACTGGCAACTCGTACACACTGCCACTACAAATGACACCTCAATCATCTTTACTCCTCGTGTTAACAGCGTTAACTGGGCTATTGCTACCAGCATACCCGGTGCCAGCTTTGCTGGTCATATGGCTGACTCGGGAGAAGACAGAGAAGTGTTCCTCGAAGACGGAGAATCCTTCTATGTTAACGGGTCGGAAAGCAGAGAAATTTACGTAACAATCACCGAGTGAGGAATCTAAATGGCTTCTTTGACGAGAGGGCGTGGGGGCGGGGGTGGATTCTCCCTAGGGCCTGCACAAAATGTATTCACCGGGGCCACTCGTGCAGCGGCTGAGTCTGCCCGAGACACCTACTTCACGAATAACCCAGCAAACCTTACACAGTATAATCAAGACACAGCCCTCAACATCATCCTCGAATACACCGACAACGGGGACGGGGTAGCCATCTATCAGGTTCGTAACAACGCGGGCACAGAGTGGCTGGACAATAGCTCCTCCCGTGGTGTTGCAGGCAGAGACGGAATGGCTAACATTCCTAATGCCCCTGATGGCACAATCCCTATGGTGCAAGGAGGGGCCCTTGTCCCTTCCTCTCTGAGGGAAGTAGCAACTCTTATTGAGAGTGCTAAGTCTCTAGGTATTCCAGACAACTCTCTAAACTTCCTTAACCTACGGATCTCTGCATCTCAAGGGAGGTTCATCGCCTATGACATGTTCAATCAGGTCTATGCTCTGATTGGTAGTAGGCCCCTTACGTCAGCAGGCACAGGTACGTTCTCTATTGAGCTTGCGACAGCACGTCAAGGCCCTGTTGTTTTCCAAGGCCGCACTGACACCACGCACACCACCACAGAACTTGCCTTTAACTTCACCAATATCACTAAAGCAATTATCGACAACTGGGTGACTCGTGGGACAAGCGGTAAGTTCTACATCCAGATCCACGGAGGAGCAGACGCTAACGCTCGCGTGATCTACCGCAGTCATACGCCAGCACAGATTGCAGACGGTAATGTGTTTGATCTGACTGGAAGCTCCGGAACATCTGACTTTGTTCTAGACACATCTCTAGAGCCAGCGTTTCAGGACACAGGGCAAGAGCTTTATGTCCGGCTTCTGTCACCAGATGCAACACCTTTCACAATCCTTGGCTCGGTCACGACTCAGACAGACGTAGATGCAGACCCTCTTGGATTCACCGTCGTGGGGCAGAATGTTCCTTACTTTGGTACTCGTTTTTGGACTATCGTTGATGAGCGGGTTCTGACAGAGGCGGACTTGTTGACTAACGAGGCGATCCAAGATATTGTCGCTGACATGCTCACTAGTGGTACACACAGCGGAATTACTGTTAACTACGACGACGCAGCAGGGACCATTAGTCTTTCTGAGGATGTTGCAGCAGCAGACGTCTCCTTCGACAACAGCGATGGGAGGTTCTCTTCCCTTGGGGATGATGTACAAGAGGCAATTCAGAACCTTCAGACGCAAGTCAGTGGCATTGTAGTTCCGGGGCAACCTAGCTTCCGTGCATTCCGTACCTTCACAGGCGGTACGCTCATCAGCAATGTTAACTTCCGCATCGAAGAGATTACCCTCGACGGAACGAACTTTGCTGAATGGAACGACGTCAACAGCATTTATGCGGCAGGCCGGGTGAACAAGAGGGTTGATATTCTCTTGCCGACTGACGCGGAGATTGCAACATCTGGAGAGTCGTATCCGGTCGCTATCGAGGTCACACACCTTGGCGGCACAGACCGCACTCCTGCCGATGGTCGTCCTAACGTCGTTAACTTCATAATAAAATCAGGTGACACTGGAACTCAGATCAACACGGTTGCTCTAGGGCTTCGGGCAAACACTGGAATAAGCCAAGGTGACGTAATTGTACTCACCAAGGATGCAGCAGGGCAGAACTGGCAGGAGAGCAGGGCCACTCGTGACCCAGCGTCCACCCTCTTGCCTAATGGTGTGTTTACTTTCCACGAAAGACTACGTGTCTCTAACATCAACGCCATCTCTACAGAGCTTGCAGGTGTAGTTATTGAGGCAGGGGAAGCCTTCATCGTAGACACGGGCGGTACTTACTTTGGTACAGAGATCCGTGGCGGTGATGTAATTGTCTCAAAGGTTAATAACCCAGACCTCACCACTACGAGCGATGACTGGCTCATCATCCCTGAGACGAATAACTTCGGCCTCACGATGGAGCAGATTGCCTTCTTCGATGAAGTTACGAGAGATGGTACGAGGTTTGACACCAGTCGTAACGTCTTCGTTAACGAGGCTAACGTCATCAGCTTCAACAGCATGTCGAGTGGCCTCCCCGCTGGTCCATTCCCCTACTTCACAAGTGATGGGGTTTCTCCGGGCACAGCACGTTCTGTCACCTTCACTAACCAGAACTTGCAGTTTGCTGATCTTAGAGGCGGGACACTTAGCTTGATGGCATCCTTTTCAGCCAATCAGCAGTCGGGGTTCCTGCCAGACCTTACAGACATTGTGTTCGACTACGGGGGTGGTAACACCTTCACATTCCCGCTCACTGGGGTTGACCCTCAGTCGGGCATTGCTTCTGTAGACATCACCATTCCTAACCAAGACTACAGCGCCTTCCTTAACACCAACTGCAACATCACCTTGAACTACCAGTTCCGTGGTGCGACCTTCATTGGTTCTTTCACTATTATGGGGTTGTTCAATACACTGGACGGTACGCTCAGGCAAGCAGTCACTGACATTGCTGTCAACCAAGCAGCGATGGCAGAACAGCGGGTGAACACTCGCATTGACGGATTGGCTAACGAGATTGATGACGACGGAGCGGCTCTCCAATCTATCCAGCCTCGCCTGTCTCCGTACAAGACTGTTCAGACGAATACTCCTGAAGGGGCGGCGTTGTTCTTGGATAGCACAGGGTCTGATAACTTCCCTTCAGACCTTTCCACTATGCAGGCAGTGAGCGCAGATAACCCAAGGTTCACTGGTGGCAATACGTCTCTGTTCGTTGCTGTCCCCGGTGGCTCTATAGCGTACACCCTGAGGAACATCACTACCAGCAGTGACACCGCCCTCGCTGATGCGGACCCCGCAGTTACTCTGGGGGAGAGCAGGACTTTTAACGGGGTTTCCTACTTCGTCTATCGGGTGACAGGACTTACCTCCGGTCACGTGTACGAGGTAGAGAGGGTTGAAAACTCCCGTGTTGTTGCCTGGCCTGACGACATTCGTAACCTACAGGATGACGTAGAAAGAATTGATGCGGAACTCGCTCATGCAGCTCTTAACCTTCCTGACGAAGTAGTTGATGTTCTCGACAACAACACTAGTGTTACGGAAGAGTCCACCCCAAACGTAAGCCCGACGGCGTACAACAGGGGCCTAGCTGGGTCTACTAATACCTCCCAGACAGTGTTCTATGAGCCTAACGAGAACGCAGGCAGTGGGGGGTCTAAGGTATCCCGGCCCCTGTCCGAGCTTAGCGGTAATCAGTCTCAACGAAAGCTTTTGTACATTCCGCCAGAGGCTGCGTTCGTAAACCAAGCGTCTTACGTAACGGCTTTTGATGGGTCTACTGGCAGAGACCTAATCAGTTACGTGGATGGTACGTTCTTCGCTAACGTGTTTGTCCCCGCCAAGAGTGCAGGTACTAGCACTGAGACAGTGTATCCTGCCCCTTCAAGCCGCGTATCTGGTGCGGGTATCTGGCAGACGATCCCGTCTCTTACGTTCCAGAATGGGGTGCCGGTGCCTGAGTCTGATGAGTTGTTCTTCACTAGGAACATTCCAACAAGCTCAACGACCATAACCATCAACTACAGAGGTCACGCTAACGGGAACATCTTTGGTGCCAACTCAGTAACCCTCTCGGGGGTAGGCGGTACGAACGAAGTGTTCACCACCTTTACGTTGAGTGACGGGAGTGAAACCCTAACAGTAGAGGTTCGCTGGTATCCCAGCACTCGGAGTATCAGGGTGAGTGAGAATGCCCGTGTCAACGCAGGACTGCCCACCATTAATGATGTGCAGGTAATTCTGTCGTACACCGAAACTCGTGCAATCCCTGCAACCCCTGCAACTACCCGCAGGGTGGCTCTGGAGAATGTGCATGATGGATGGCAGGTCTTTGCATTCCGTCCCGCTGCTAGTGGCAACCTTGCCATTGTAGGAGACACAGCAGAGATCGACACAGGGTACTCGTACACTACATTGTTTGGCTCTGGTCTTAGCGGGACTATCAATGTCGGAGAACAGGAAGCGAGGTTCCTTAACTTTGAGGACTTCACTCCAATCCACACGACAGTCTCTGATCTTGAGAACCACGCAACACTGCCTCAGTTTGGGCTGTTCTCCACTACGTACACGACAGAGACTTTGTTTAACCTCTCTGTTACTTTTAGACCTAGCGGTCTTAACGTAGGGAACCTCCCCACATCAGCTACAGGTCTCACATCTGGTGATGTGTGGAATAACGGGGGCACCCTAACTATCGTACCATAAGGAGTAATAATGGCATACAACTTTCTTACACTGGTTAACGACGTGTGTAAGAGGCTTAATGAAGTTGAGCTCACAGAGCAAGACTTCGCTGGCACCACAGGGGTCCACTCCCAAATTAAGGACTCCATCAACTACGCCATCCGGGACATCAACCAGCTAGAGTATGAGTGGCCATTTAACTTGGTCACTCAAACCATCACGCTGGTTCCCGGCCAGCCTCGCTACTCCTTCCCTTCCGACTTCAAGACGGCATCTATGGATACCTTTCGTATCCACAGAAACGATACGTTCGGGAATGAGAGTCGTATCCTAAAGCCCTTGCTATACGAAGAGTATCTAACTTCTTTCGTTGACCAAGACTTCAACACTTCTGACGAAGTTAGAGCCTTGCCTGAGTACGTATTCCGTACACCTGACTTGGGGTTTGCACTGGCGGAGACGCCAGACAATCCCTATGAGTTGACGTACGAATACTACTCCCTTCCTCTGGACCTCGTGGTTCAAACAGATGTTCCTACAGTGCCTGAACAATTCAGACGCACCATCGTTGATGGAGCCATGTTCTATAACTACATGTTCCGAAGCGACGTAGAGAATACTCAAATCACACAACAGAAGTTCAGAGAAGGACTCGATCATCTACGACAGGTGTACATCAACAGGTTTGACTACATCAAGAGTACAATGATTGAGCGTAGGCCCTATCCGTCGTTCAATGAGAGGATTGCTACATGACGGAAAGAATTCGGTCTTTCTCTTCGCCCTGCTCTGCTGGGCTTCTAAACAACATTGACCCCCTAACTCAGGGGGCCAATTTTCCCGGCTCTGCTCTCCGTATGGTGAACTACGAGCCTGCACTTGAAGGGGGCTACCGTCGTATCAGTGGATTCACTAACGACTATGGAACCCTGCCCGGTCTCATTGGGGAGCCCACTCTGGGCATTGCAGTGTACCAAGAGATTAACGACGGCATCTTCGGGTGTCGCAGGCCCCAGTCTGGTAATGACTACTTCCACTACTGGGATGCAACTAACGAACAGTGGGTCACTCCTTCAACCACTGGTAATCCTACGATGGTGGGGGTGGAGAAGGTAAGGTTCGCTAAGCTACGCTGGGGTGTGCCCCTGCTCGTACTCACAGACGGCGTGAACCCCGGAGCGACTTGGGATGGCACTACCTACTCCCAAATCACTGACCCCCTTGCACCGTCCGCTCCTCGCTTCTCTGAGGATTTCTCTAGTCACCTGTTTCTCGCAGGTGATCCTGCTGAACCAAACCTTGTCTACTTCTCCGCACCCTTCACCGCCACAGACTTCGATCCTGCTAATGGTGCTGGTGTGATTAACGTGGGCTTTGAGGTTACAGCAATCAAGTCCTTCCGTGACCAACTCTACATCTTTGGCAGCACTCAGATTAAAGTGCTCACTGGTAACACTCTTGCAGACTTTGTGTTGGACGACGTAACGAAGAACGTAGGAACTGTTAGTCCAGACACAGTGGTGGAGTTTAACGGGGACGTAATCTTTCTCTCGGCAGACGGTCTTCGTCCTATTAGTGGCACCGACCGTATTGGCGACATTGAACTGAACGTATTGTCTAAGCCAGTGCAGAACATCTTCGAGACTCTGTACAACAACGAAGACCTCACACAGATGACCACTCTCGTTGTAGGCCGTAAGACTCAGTTCAGAATGTTTCTCAACAACTCAGAGTCCTTCGGCATCATCGGTTCTATCCGTAGGTCTGGTGACGGAGGCCAAGGGTTTGAGTATTCACAGCTTGTAGGTATCTCTGTATCTGCTGGTGACTCCTCCTACATTGGTGCTACAGAGTTTGTTATCCACGGAGATTCTGTTGGTCGTGTGTTCAGACAAGAGTCTGGCATTGACTTTAACGGATCACCTGTCTTTTCCCTCTACCAGACTCCCTACCTCTACATGGATGACCCTATTATACGAAAGACCATTTACGATGTGAATACGTATATGCGCTCTGAGGGGGAGATTAGGATTAGTCTGGGCCTCACCTACGACTACGGCGATACTAACGTCCTGAAGCCTTCTGATGAAGTGCTGGGCACACAAGGGGTGGCAGCCTTCTGGGACTCTGCTACCTACGACACTACAGACATCTACGACGGGAACCCAAGTCCTCTGACTCGTACCCCTGTTCGTGGTTCTGGCAGGTCTGTGTCTCTGACGTATGTAACAACCGACTCACAACCCAGCCACACTATTCAGGCGTATGTGGTTTCGTACGCACTTCATGATAGACGTTAAGGAATGATACATGACCGGATACACTAGACAGTCTACTACCGACATTGTTCCCGGTGAGGTGGTACGATCTGAGCCCATCAACCGGGAGTTCAACAGACTTAGAGATGCGTTCGACTTTGATGCCACTGGTAACACAGGGCACACCCACGACGGTAGTTCCGACCAAGGCTCCTACGTCCCTCTCATCGCTGACCCAGATGGCAACAACAGGGCACAAGTAGACTCTGTTAATAACCGCATTGGGTTCTCTGTAGAGGTGAGTGGTGCTCGGGCAGAGCAGCTACGCATTCAAGATGGACTCGTAGTACCAGTTGTCACCAACGACATTAGCCTCGGTACAACCTCTGTTCGTTTTAGAGATGCCTTCTTCTCTGGCAGTGTCTCTACAGTGGGCATTACGGCAACAGGAACTGCCACTTTCTCTGGGCCTTTCACCTTCTCTGGTGCTGCACAAGGGCCCATTAACATGAACGGCAATGCCATCACTGGTCTGCCTTCTGACCCCATTAACGATGGGGACGCAGCGAGCAGGGCCTTTGTCATTGCCACAGCCACTGGCGGCATCACCGACATTCTCCAAGCTTCTCAGAACTTGGCAGATCTAGATGACGCAGCCACCGCCCGGACTAACTTGGGCCTCGGGGGGCTGTCCACCCAGAGCCCTGCCTCTGTCTCCATCACAGGTGGTAGCATTACGGGCATCACAGATTTAGCAATCGCAGACGGTGGCACTGGGGCTTCTACTGCCTCGGATGCTCGGACCAACCTTGGTCTCGCAGGTATGGCCACTCAGAGCCCCTCCAGTGTGTCTATCACGGGCGGCAGCATTACTGGCATTACGGATCTTGCCATCGCTGACGGGGGTACTGGAGCTTCGGACGCGAGTACAGCGAGAAGTAATCTAGGGCTGGGCAACGTGGCCACTCAGTCCTCTTCCAGCATCTCAATCACTGGGGGCAGTATTAGTGGTATCACGGACCTTGCCGTTGCAGACGGGGGGACAGGGGCCTCTACTGCTGCTGATGCCAGAGCTAACCTAGGCGTAGACCGTAGCACTAACGCAGACTTCAGGTTTGTGTTCGCATCGTCTGCCCTTACGGTGAGTGCCTTTAACGAAGTGGCTATTAACGCCTCGTCGTCTTTCACAATTACACTTCCTGCTTCTCCCAACTCTGGGGACTGGGCTTCTTTCGTTGTCGTCTCGGGCGACTCGGAAACTAATAACATCACAGTGGACCCCGGCAGCAACACAGTTAATGGCGATTCTTCTTTCGTTATTGATGTGAATAACGCCAAGGTGGATCTTGTGTATAACGGAACTGAATGGAGGGTTGGCTGATGCCTAATCTATCTGACTTTATTGGGGGTGGGGGTTTCGAACTCATTGACTCCCAAACTTTCACTACCTCTGGTACTTGGACTAAGCCCACCACAGTGGATGATAATGACATTGTTGTTGTTGATTTGTGGGGTGGGGGTGGCTCTGGTGCCTCTGATAGCTCTAACACTGACGATGCAGGCGGCGGAGGCGGGGGAGGTTTCTCCCGAGTAGCAGCTAGGGCATCGGCCTTCTCCTCCTCTGAGACGGTTAGTGTGGGGGCTGGGGGTGCCTCAGCAACCTCTGGGGACGGCAACGATGGAGGAAGCTCCACCATCACTATTAGCGGTACAGCCACTGTTGGTGCCAGTGGTGGTGAGGGGGGTAGCGACGGTGGCTCCGGAGGTGT